CGACAAGATAGACCCCGGCTGGACCGCCTGGGGCTGGTTCAAGCGCAACCCGTTCTACAACGCGCTGTCAACCGTCATCGGCGTCAACCATTTGCCGCGCATCACGGCCAGCACCGATGCCAAGGGAGACACGTTCCCGGCCTTCGGCATGCTGTTCGCCGCAACCCTCTGCTTCCGCTTCGGCTGCGTCCCGGTCTGCCTGCCGTGGATCGCCTGGCGTGGGCTGGGCGTGGAGTGCGGCGTGGGCTGGAAGATGAACGGCACCGCCAGCATCACCCTGCGCCGTGAGGGCGCGAAGAACGCAACCGAAAGCCCCAAGTCATGACCGACCAGCAGAAGCAAGCCCTCCAGTACCTCGCCCAAGTCGCCAGCGACTACGCCAACACCCTGCCGCCCAGCGTCAAGGGGCCGATGATCCGCGAGTGCCAAGCTGCCATCAAGGCCCTGGAAGCTGAACCGGAAGCCAAGCCGTGAGCGACTACGATGAAATGACCGTCATCCGGCTCCAGCAGGAAAACGACAAGCTCCGCGCTGAGAACGCCGCGCTGCGTCCGCTCGTCAGCGACCTCCAGCACCGTTTGCGCATCGCGGAGCGGCAGTACCCTGCGCATGTGGTCATCACCCCCGAACGCCTCCACGGATAAGCCATGGCCTCTCACGCCGCCGTCCCGCCGAGTCCACCGCCTCCTCCACATGGATGCTCACAGGAGGACATCCTCGTAGCGATAAACTCCAAGCTGGACGCGATCATCGAACGGCTCGGGAAGGGCGACACTGCGCTCGCCCTCTTAGAGCATCGCCTCGCGTTCATTGAACGCATCGTCTATGGTTTGTGCGGGTTCATCCTCCTAAGCGTGCTGACCGGCATCGTCGCCCTTGTCGTAAAGTCCTCGCCATGAACCGCCGTCATGTCATCCAGGCAGTTGTGGACGCCGTGACCGCGCTCGCGTTTCTGTTCATCCTCGTTCTGCTGGCGTTCGTCCTAACCGGCTGCGGAGCCGAGACGCGCAGCGATGTACAGATCCAGAAACGCATCGTCACCGTGACCAAGGAGATCCGGCAGGAGATCAGCCCGAGCGGCGAGATCGTCCAGCTTGAGTCCGTGACGCGCACCACGACTAGCGAGGACGGGCAGCAGATCGGCCAGACCGAGACGGAGATCAAGCCGCCGCAAGTCATGGGCATGGTCGCCACGCTCGCCAAGGTCGGAGCGACCGCTGTCGGTGGCCCTGCTGCTGGCGCTGCGGTCAGTCAGGGCATCGACCTCATCAGCACGCTCATCGGCACTTCTGCTGCGGCTGTTCCAGCCGGGATGGGTTATGTGGCCTTGCGCAAGCGGAAGTCCGAGGCAGACGCGCTGAAGGACGAACTGGATGTCCTTCAGCGCCATCGTGACCAGCTCATTGATTCAGTGGAAAAGGCCCGCGACGAATTGCCCAGTGACGCAGACACAGCCTTCGTTAGAGTCCTTGGGGTGAAGCAGGACAAAGACCTCCAGGACTACATCAAGATGAGGACAGCATGACGCTAGTCTCGCCTGCCGTGCCCGCAGGGCCAGATCCTTCGGAGGACGAGGCGCTGGAGAGTGCCACCGTTGAAATCTCCGAGCCCGCAGAGGTTGAACCTCCGGTGGTCGAGAGCGATGCCGCCCTCGTCCAGAAGATGCAGCAGATGGTCGAGGTGCCCCAGTTCCTCACCCGCTGGTACGCGCAGTTCGCCGCCGACCGTAAGTATGTGAACCAGGACTGCATGCTGCTCGACACCGAGCAGGCGGTCGCCACGAACTACATCCTCCGCAATCAGATCGTGCTGATGGCGAATATGTATGCGCGTGAGCCAGCGATTTCCTGGAAGCCAGCGCCGATCATCGGGGAACACCCGCCGCTCCTGGCCCAGTACGGCAAGACGCTGGAAATCTTCTGCAAGAAAATGGCCGAGGAGATCGAACTCAAGCGCCTGTTGCGCGGCGGCATCCAGGATGCCAGCACGATTGGCTGGGCGGTGTTCAAGCTGAATCCGCAGGAGGACCCGAAGCTCGACCCGCTGGGCAACCGGCGTCAGAACGACCAGCTCGACAACCTCGCGCGCTACCAGTGGCTCAAGCGCCGTGCGGCCCACGACCAGATCAGCGAGGACTCGGCCACCGCGCAGGAGATCAAGGACCTGGAGACGGTGGTCTCGGCCTACCTCCGCGATCAGGTCGAAGCCGACCTCATCAACAACCAGCCGCAGATGATGCCGATGATCGACCCGATGACCGGCATGCCCGCGACGAACCCCATCACGGGCGAGCCGATCACCCAGATGGACATGAGCGATCCGCGCATCGCGCGCCTGGATGCGCTCAAGCAGGGCCAGATCCCGCCCGACATGGACGTTGGCGAAATCTCACGCTTCATCGGCTTCAACCTCGACCCGATCCAGGGCGAGGACTTCCGCTTCGACTGGACCGTAGCCTCGACGGAGAACCTGTACGCTGGCGAGGGCATGGGCCATCGAGTGTTCATGGACTACGACAAGTTCGGGTCCTCGTTCGATGTCTCGCCCGCCGAGATCGGCCAGATCATCCTGTTCGGGGACGACGGCGGTCGCATGAGCGCCGACACCAAGTGGTCCGCTGCCGCGCTGCCCAGCGGTGGCCGCTACGATGGCGAGGCCCCGGCTGACCGCGACAACCTCGAAGCCGCGACCAACATGGGTCGCTGTGCCGTGTGGGAGTGGTGGGACAAGCGGCAGGGCATGGTCTATACCTGGGTCGAGGGCATGAAGCGGTTCCTCCGCAAAGTGCCGCCGACCATCGTCGGTCGCCGCTGGTTCCCGTTCTACTTCCTACCGTTCAACCGCGTCACCGGACGCCCGCTGCCGATCAGCGATACGCTGCTGACCCGCCAGCTCCAGGACGAGCTGAACCGCCGCCGCACCCAGGAAGCCGAGGCCCAGGACGCCAGCTTCCCGCGCATCTTCATCAAGCGCGGCTCGGTCACCCCGACCGAGAAGAACAGCATCGAGACCAGCCATGCCTATCAGGTGATCGAGCTGGATTCGCCCGACGAGGTGAGCAAGGCGTTCGCGGAGACCCGCCCGCTACCCTTCAATCCCGAGCTGTACGCGCGCACCGATGTTCGCATGGAAATGGAAATGATGTCGGGCATCAGCCGCAACGCGGCTGGCTCGGGACAGGGCGAGCTGGCGACCACCGCCGCCATCGCCAACGAGCAGATGGGCGTTCAGGTGGACTTCCGCCGCGCGTTGCTCGACGAGTTGATCTACGACATCCTCTATGACATCGCCTACATGGCGAACCAGTTCTTCCCCGAGGAGAACTGGAAAGCGATCTGCGGTCAGGGTGCCTACGTCCCGCTGCTGGAACGCGAGACCTTCCTGCGCCAGCTCAAGCTCGAAGTGCGCGCCGGATCGACCGGACGCCCGGACGCCGAGAAGAACCTCAAGGTGTACGAGATGCTCGCGGGCATGGCTCCGCAGCTTGGCCTGCCGCTCGACGGCGAAGCACTGCTGGAGGACATCATGTACGAGATGGGCAAGCCCGACTGGAAGAAATACCTGATGACGCCCGAGAAGATGATGCAGAAGGCGATGATGGGTATGCCGGTTCCGGGCATGATGGGTCCTGGCCCCGGAGCTGGAGCGCCCCCTGGCCCCGGCCAGCCGCGCGGCAACGCCGCCCAGCCGAACCCGACGCCCGGCGAAGGCGCACCCACGATGGCCGAACGCGGACCCCCGAAGCCGGGTTCCGTCCCTGGCCCAGTCTAGTTGACTTTCACGGAGTAGGAGAATACCATGCCGACCGACGAGACCATCGTCGTGAATCCTATCAGCGAGACCGCTCAGCCGGTCGAGCCGAAGGACACGCCGACCCCGCCACCCCAGCCAGAGGCGCAAGCGCCCACGGCTGATTCCCCCGCCGCAGAGTCGGTCGAGGGCAGTTCGCAGGACCCACCGCAGGACGATCAGCCCAAGGCTGACCCGCCCAAGCCGGAAAAGTCCGCCCGCGAACAGCTCATCGAAAAGCTCACAGGCGTAGAGGAACCCAAGTCCGAGGACGAGGACGAGGAGCCGACACCCCCTGCCAAACCGCAGGATGGCGAGTCGCCCAAGCCCGAGGACACCCCCAAAGACAAGCAGCCCGACGAGCCTCTCCCCGAGGACCTCGTTGAGCTGACGAACGATACCGCCAAGGCGATGAAGCCCGGCGAGGCTCGGCGCAAAATCAACCGCCTCATCAAGCGGGTGAAGGACTCCGAGCCGCTGGCCGCGATGTCGAAAGAGATCATCGAGGTGTGCGAGAAGAACGGGCTGGCCCCGGACGACTACCGCGCCTGGGTGAGCATCGGCATCGGTCTCCAGAACGGAGACCCCGCAGCCATCGCCCGGTTCTCCGGGATCGCGGAAAAGGTCGGCATCAAAGCCGAAGCCCCCGCTCCCGCGCTCACGCCCGAGGTTGAAGCATGGCTCGATGCCCAGGTCAAAGACCTGGAGATCAGCGCCACGGCAGCCGCAGACTTGCGGAAGCGCCTGGGCGCGGCCCCTGCCAAACCTGCCGCAGCCGCACCGGCCCCCCAGGCTCCAGCCCCGCGTCAGCCTGCCCCGCAGGCCCCGGCACCCCAGAATCCCGAGATGGTAGCCCGCACTCGGGCCACGAACGAAATCGGCAAGATTGCCGACGAGTACGAGGCCAAGATCGGCGCTGCCCGCTTCAAGGAACTGGAACCCCGCATCATGGCCGCACTTGCCCAGCGCAAGGGACGGTCTGCCGATGCGTGGCCCGACATCTTCCGGTCGGTCATCGAGATTGAACTCGCGCGTGCCCCAAAGCCCGCTGCGATCCAGTCGAACCTCCGTCCCGGAGGCCAAGCAGGTTCCTCTACCCCGCAGTTCAAGTCCGAGCGCGAACGCGCTATCCACCGCCTCACATCCGGCTGACCCCCTGACGGGGGTGGCCCCAGGAACCGAACACCATGCCCACCCCCCTCACCCCCTCAGTGATCCGCGAAATCGGCTTTGCCGTTTCGACGGATGTCCTCAACCGCAAGCAGACCATCGCCATCGACCGCAAGGCGATGCCGGGCCTTGACCTCCTCTGGGGCAAGCGCAAGACCGACGCCGGTCAGGCCGGTGGCAAGACCAAGGTCAACCTCAAGGTTGCTGGCGACCAGCAGCTCCAGGGCTGGACTGGTCTGGACCGCCTCGGCTTCGCAGGCAACGAGATCGACCTCGGCCTGGAGTTCGAGTTCTACAACATCCACATGGGTCTCCAGTTCACCCACACCGAGCTGCTCGACCAGGGCTACCTGATCGAATACAACGCGAAGCGGTCGAAGAACTTCGCCAAAAAGAACAGCGCCGACGAGATGAACCGGCTGGCCGATCTGTTCCAGGAAAAGGTCGAGACCCACTTCGACAACTACAAGGTCCTGATGGACAAGGTGCTGCACTACAACACCGACTCCAGCCTGCCGCCCGGCCTGTTCCAGCTCATCAGCATCACCCCCGATGTCGGCTTCATCGGCGGCAAGGATCGCGCGCTGAACCCGCTGCTCCGCAACGTCGGTGGCGTCATCCAGGGCTTGAACCTGAACGCCCTGGACTGCGGTGCCGGTGGTGACCTGTACCGTGGTCTGACCCTGGCCCACCGGCAGGCGAACCTCTACGGTCGTGGCCGCAGCGCCCGCGTCACCCGCCTGATGGCTGGCAGCAAGTTCATCGACGGCTACCTGAACTGGCGCATGCAGAACAGCTTCACGGTCAACGCCGACGCGGCGAAGATCGGCAGCGTGGACATCGGCATCCAGGACAACGAGGCCAAGTTCCGTGGCCTCCAGATCGAGTGGAACCCCACCCTCGACTACCTGGACGAGATCGGCACCCCGGACGGCGGCATCCCGTTCTCCTGCCGCTGCCTCGGCATCGCGGAGAAGGCCATCGAAGTCCGCTGCCCGGCCAGCATGGACCTCCAGATCAGCTTCCCGGACGATCCGCCCGATCAGCGTTTCACCCGCATGTCCACGGACTCGCGCCTCGCGCCCGTCCTGACCGTGCCGAACGCCCACTTCGTCGTGGCCGTTGACCCGACCAAGATCGTCGGGCCGTAAGTTGCCCAAAAACGGGTGCCTCCTACTCCCACTCGTTCATGCACCTCTGGCCTTGCCAGAGGTGCATGTTTTTATACCCTCGACAGCGGAGTAGGAGACCCCATGCCCCGTATCAAGATCCAAGCCTTTCTCATCCCCCGGAACACTTCGGCAGTAGTGACGGCCCCGCCGTATGAAAAGCCGCTGCTCCAGGCGAAACACAACACGGGCGTTGGCGATCGCGCCATGCACATCCAGTCGATTGACTGGCCCAAGAGCCTGCCCGCCAGCGGACAGGTGAGCGAGCGCGAACTGGAAGCTGAGATGCAGCGGCTCGCCGTCTATTACGGCCTCGAAATCTTCCACAAGTTCTACCCGGTCGAGGAAATGTTCACCCGGGCGTTCGAGGCTTCGCAGGCCGAGGCGCTGCCGCAGGACACCAACCCGATCCCCGACGCCACCGTGACCCCCGAGGGACTGGTCGAGGAGTTCCTCGAACTGCGTGTGCCGTCGCTGGGCAAGGCCCAGGCCCAGAAGTTTGTCGATGCGGGTCTCATGCCCGAGTTGCTCCTCAACGCCGACGCCAAGGCCCTCGCCACCGTCGTTGGTCTCCCCCTCAACCTGATCCGGTCCACCATCGAGGCCGCAAAGGCGCGTCCCGCCTTCGCCACCAGTGGAGCGCCAAGTGCGCCGAGCCAGTTCAAGCCGACCAAGATGGAAGCGCCGGGTCTCACCTAACGAGGCAACATGGCCCTGCTACCGACGCTCACCGAGATCCGCACCGCGACCCTTGCGCGGTGCGGCATCGCGTCGTCTGGCAACATCCAGCGGAATATCAAGGACCTCCTGGACGAGAAGATCCGTAGCGCACATGAGCAGCTCTACGAAATGGCCCCCTGGCTGGTGAACTATGTCGAGGGCACGATCACCCTCGACGCGGGCGTGAGCGACTACGACATCCCGGACGACACCGACGCGGGCCACATCGACGCCATCGGCGTGCGGCAGTCTGAGGACGGACATATCCTGCGCCTGGAGCCGGGCATCCGGCTGGGCGAAGCCTCGCACCTAACGAGCGATGCGCTGCCTGAACGGTTCACCTTCATCGACCGGGTGATCCGCATCGCCTCGACCCCGGATACTACCCGGTACGATGTTCTGGTCCTGCAATATTGGCAGACTCCCGGTGCCCTGACGAACGATGCTGACCGCATCGTGGTGGACGGGGAAGCCTGCAAGGCCCTGGCCGAGATCCTCGTCAAAGAACATTTCGGCGGGGTGGACACCCAGCGGCTCCGTGAGGACCTGGGGCGCTACATCGAACGCAAGCGGTCCAAGCAGAGCGACGGCTCGGGCTTCCGCCTGTGTGCCGTCCGGTCGTTCCGCACGACCCCGAGCGCCCGCAACCGCTTCGGCATGACCACGCTGACCTACGGCGATAATTGGAGGCCGTGGGTATGAAGGCGATGATCTCCAAGTTTCGGGGGCTTGATGTGCGGCGGCTGGCTGAGACCAGCGACCCGCGCTCGGCTCGTGTTGCGTCCAACCTGGATCTGACCCAGGGCGGGGAATACACGGCGCGCGATCCGGTCGAGGAGCTGATGGATCTCGATCCCCAGTCGGTGGGCCTGTACGCGCTGGGCGGCACGCTGCGGGCCGCGATCCCGGGTGGGCAGAACATCCCGCTGGCGGCGGTCGGCCCGGTGCATGTCAAGTACGATGCGCTGGGGTTCGGCATCGGCAGCTACATCGCGGTCATGGTCGGGATGACGAACACCGCAGCGGTGCGCCTCCAGGGCACGACATGGCCTGCGTGGTCGGTCGGCGCGACCCTGACGGTCGGGGCCTACACCGCCACCGTTCTCTCGGTCGTAGGCGACACCGCGACGACGGACACCGTGTTCACCGACACCCCGGCGCTCTACCCGTTCACCCTGGTCAATGGCGGCAACAACCTCGCCAGCCGCACGGTCGCGGTCACCACTGACTCGTCCACCGTGACGCTGACCAACGGCACATGGCCGCTCGACATCGAGGGGGCGACCTTCTCGATCACACGCGCCAACTTCACGGCGCGCGTCGTAAGCCGAGCCAGCGCGACCCAGCTTCTCCTCGACACCACCTATCCGGGCGCTGCCCTGTCAGGGGTCGAGTTCGTTCTCGGCGGGGTCGCGGACGCCTACCCGCTGGACACCCTCATACGCGTCAGCGCGGTGGAGTCTGTAGGCGCGAACGCCTCGTTCGGCGTGTACCCGTACCTCACCGTCGAGCGGTGGATCGACGCCGCAGACGAATCGCGGGGCACCACCTACGAACACCACTGGATTCAGCAGGACCCGGACACGCTCACCTCGGTTGTCGCCACCCAGGTTCCGCTGCCGTTCACTCCGGGGGCATCGCTTATCAAGGCGTCAGGCAAGGTGTTTGCCGACGACGACGTGAACGGCATCGTGCGGTTCTGCTCGACGGCAAACGGTCCGCTCGACTGGACCACCCCCGAGGACGCGGGCTATATCCCGGTCATCACCCACGCGACCGGCGACCGCCGTATCCAGGGTCTCGGCATCTACGACGAAAAGATGGCGGTCATCTTCTCGGACGCCGTGCAGCTCTGGGCCACGGATCCGCAGCCGACCAACATCACGCTCGTTCGAGTCATCAACGGTCCCGGCACCACTCAGTCGCGCAGTGCGGTCAATGTGCTGGGCGATATGTTCTACCTGACGCGCGGCGGCTTCCGCTCGCTGCATACCGCCGTGACCACCGGGCAAATCCAGGAGCAGGACGACATCGGCACGCCCATCGACGATCTCGTGCAGGCCGAGCTGACCAACGCCACGGCGGCGCTGTGGTCCCAGACGCGCGGGCAGTACCTCTGCGCGGTCGGCCCACGGATCTATGCTTTCCGGTACTCACCCAAGACGAAGATCATGGGCTGGACGACCTGGGAGATGGGCTTCGAGATCGCGGCGATGGCCGAGAACGCGGGCATCCTCTACCTCCGCAGCGCAGCGCATAAGCTGTACCGTCTGAACGAGACCTCCGGGGTGCAGCCGACCTTCGAGTTGCGGCTCAACGACTTCACGGGGCGCGACCCCTCGGTCCGCAAGCGCATCGACTTCATGGAGGTCATGCAGCGCGGCGAGGCCACGACCCGGTTCTACACCGAACCGGATGACGACACGATCTACACCGACGGTCCAACGCTCGATGGCTCGACAATCGGGATGGAGCGGGTGTTTGTGGGCGTCATGTCCCGCACAGCGGGGCTACGCTTCACGGGGACCGGCCCATGGACGCTCTCTGCGGTCCAACTGACCTACATCGACATGGGATTCTGACATGCCCCTCGACCCCTACGACCGTAACTACAACTTCCAGCAGGAGGCCGACAGCGGGGTCTCTGACTTCCCGGAACCGGGCAAGGTGGACACGGAGCTGAACGACATTGCGTCGGTCATCGCGCAGCTTCGTGCGCGGCTCCAGCTCATTACGAGCGCCGACGGTCGCCTGCGGAACGTGGCTTACTCCTTAGCGCAGTCTCTCGTCGGCACCTACACGGGCACGAGCGCCGGGTCTGCGACCATCGACACCGCGATCCCCTATCAGGCGACGTTCAGCGTGAACTCGCTGCTGATCCTGACCGGCACTACCACCCTGCGCCCGGACCAGATTTCGTCAGTCTCGAACAACGCGGGCAACCTGCGCGTGGTGCTGGCGAGCGCCCCGGCCAACGGCACCTCGCTGGTTGTCTGGGCCTTCGAGCCGGGCAATAATGTGCTGACCGTCCTGGCCTCGGCGGCGAACGCCGACGGCGCTTCGCGGATCGCCATCGAAGATGCCGCCAGCCTCTACACCGCTGTGACCGTCGAGGCTGCGCTGGCCGAGGTCCGCGTGGCGCTGAACGCGCTCATCACCAGCCTCGGCACCATCGGCGGCATCTTCCGCGCCAACGGCTCGGTTCCGGCCACCGCGAACTTCGCCATGGCAGGGTTCAAGGTGACGGGCGCGGCAGATGGCTCGGCTGACGGCGACTACATCACGGTGCGTCAGCTCGCCGGGTACATCGCTGCCTGGAGCGACCTGTCCCAGTTCTTCCTCAAGCGCGACGGCACGACCGCCATGGCCGGGGCGATGAACTACGGCAACAACAAGGGCACGAACCTCGCGGACGCGGACCTTGCGGTTCCAACCGACGCGGTGAACGTCCGCACGATGCTGTCCTCGATCTCGACGGGCGGTGCGGTGCCCGTGGGCACGGTCATCGACTATGTGGGCGCGACTGCCCCGACGAGCTGGCTCATCTGCGACGGCACCGCCTACGCTGAGGCCGACTACCCGGCGCTGGCCGATGTCGTGCCCGTGTCCTTCAAGAGCGGGTCGGCCCAGGGCGCGCGACCGGCGAAGTACCCGAAGCTCGTTAGCGGTAATCTGACGGCTGGGGTGCTGACCTCGCTCCCGGCCCTGACGGACGCTGGCGTCGGGTATGTCGGCATCCCGGACATCGAAGTCATCAACCCGACGACGGGAGATCCGGTTTCGAGCCAGCCGGTCTTCACAGTCACGGTCTCTCCGGTGGTCACAGACGGCCCGAATGTCACGGGCGGTAGCCTGACGATCAGCATCGCCTCGGGCGGCACCGGCATCCTGGCTGGTGCCGTGATCCGTATTAACAATGCCCTGGACGCGACCCCTGGCTCGCCCGCGCTGGCGACCCTGCCCGGTGGCTACTTCCGCGTGCCGGATCTACGTGGTCGCGTCACCCTCGGCGCGGGCACCGAGAGTGATACCCCGGGCATCGTCGATCCGCCCGATGTCACGCGCGGGGACGCCTACAACGCCTCGACACGCGCGCTGGGTGAGTACGGCGGCACCGAAAAGCACAGGCTCACGGAAGATGAACTCCCAAGCCACCGGCACGGTCTCGCCAATTACGGAGTTACGGACGCGGCGGGCAATAAGAATGCCCAGCGCGACAGTGATAACGCGGCAGCGTCAGCCGGCAACCAGACTGGCCCAGCGGGTACCGATGTCGCGCACAACACGATGCCTCCGTTCGGTGTCCTGAACAAAATCATCAAGGCCAGCTAACATGGCTACCCCCTACGAAGCCTATCGGCTGGCCCCGCAGCAGTACCAGAACCCCATGCAGACGCAGGGGAGCGCGCAGCAGTTCTACGCCCCGAGCGCATCGCTGTGGGGGAACTATCGCAATCAAGCCGGGATGGGGATTCCAGGGCTGAACGTCGGCACCGCGATGACCCCACTGGGTCCGCTCATGGGGTGGGGCAAGACCTTCGCAGATACCCTGTTTGATAGCCGGGAAGGCTACAAGAACCTGGGCACCGCGAAGGGCTGGGGCAACATCGCCACCTTCGGATCGAGGGGTGCGAAGGATAAGCAGCGGGACGCTGCGAACGCTCGCCGCGCGGCGGTCGAGGATTGGCGGCAGGGTGAGCAGACGCGGCTCGGTGATCTACTCGGGCAGGCAGGGGCAGATGTGCGGGCCGACCTGGGCGGCGAGCTGCGTCAGGCGCTCTACGCGGGCGGCGACATGGGGGACGAGAACGCGATCAATGATGCGATGACCAAGTACCAGCAGCGGTATCAGCAGTATATGCTGGGCCGCACGCGGGCTGGTCAGGCGCGTCAGGTGGATGCGATGTTCTCGGACCCGCGTCGGCAGAGCGACCGCGCGCAGCGGATGAACGCCGAGCGGACGCAGGGCCTCGGGCAGCTCGCAGAGCAGTACCGCATCGGCCAGCGCAATAACGCCTTCAATCAGGCCCGTCGCGGCACCATGGGCAGCAGCATGGACGTTGAGCAGCAGGGCGAACTTGGGCGGGGGCGTGATGCGGGCGCGATGGCGATCCAGAGCGGTCTCGACGAGAAGGCCCGCGCCTTCCGCCTCCAGGACCAGCAACAGCAGAATGCACTCAAGGGCCTGATCTACGCCGACGACCCGAACACCGCTGCGGCCTTGAGCCGCACGATGGAGGGCCTCAATGCGCAGGGCAACCTCGTGCGCGAGCAGAGCGCCATGAACTCGCAGATGGCTGCGCAACGCGGGGCTGTCGCGCAGGGCTACTCGCAGGCATTCGGTGGGGCGATGACCGCCGCCAGCCAGCCGCTCGGCTACTACCTCGAACATCGCGGAAGCGGAGCATAACATGGCCCCACTCGTCGGCATCGGTCTCGGTTCGATGGCGCTCGGCACCGCCATGAACCTGTATGGCACGCACCAGCGTGACAAGGCCACCAAGCAGGCCATGGAGGCGTACCAGCGCGCCGTCGCGGAAAAGACTGCCCAGGAACGCGCCCAGCTCATGGAGGAGCAGGGCGTGTTCTCGCAGATGGCTGGCGAGCGTCAGCAGGGCGTCGGTGGCTATCTCAACGAGCTGGCGATGGCCCAGCGCCCCGGCACCGACGACGGTTTCGGCCAGCGCCAGCGGGGTGCGCTCTCGGACATCGATCGCATGACGCAGGGCGGCGGGCAGCAGTACGCCTACAGCGGTGCTCCGCGCACGCAGGCCGAGGGCCAGCAGGCAGGCATCACCCAGGGCCGGAACAACCGCATGGGCGAGGCCCTGCTGGCGGACTACCAAGTCCGCCAGATCGACGAGCGCGAGAAGATGGCCGGGCACCGCATGGCGTTCGGGGATCTGCTACGCTCGTCCAAGGGCAGCAGCCTCCAGCAGAAGTTCGCCCTGGCGAAAGCCCTGCGCGATCTTGACTGGCAGCGCAAGAGCGCAGCCATGCAGGGCCAGCTCGACGAGGCTGGTCGCAAGGGCCAGTGGATGAATGTGCTGGGTGGCCTGGGCACCCAGGCTGGCGGCTTGGCGATGACTGCTGGGCTGGCTGGCGCGGGCACAGGCGGGGAGATGACGGCGCACGCCCCGGGAGCCGCGATGGAAACCACGATTGACCCGGCTGGGCAGGGCTGGTAAGGAACTCACATGCCTCTCTCTTTCGACCCCGCTTCCATCATGGCCCCTGGCGGCATCGCCTCGGGTCTCGACAATCTCGGCGCTGCCGTGATGAACGCGATGAACCGTCGCGCCGAGCGCAAGTACGGCCTGGAAGCTGAACAGCGTCGGCGCGGCAACCAGCTTGAGGACCAAGCATCCTCGCGCGACTACCAGACCAGCGAGCGCGTGGCTGGGCAGCAGTACCAGACCGCCCGCGACGCCGAGAACCGGGGGCGGACCTGGGAGGACAACCTCAAGAAAGACGAGGAGGAACTGGAGAAGGAAGTCTATAAGCCAATCCCGGAGGTCGAGACCCGGTTCGTGACGGACCCCGAGACGGGCATCGTGTCGAAGCAGTCGATCCCGATTGACCGGAACGCCGTCATCGCCGCTCGCCGCAAGCTGGTCGAAGGCTTCATGTCGCGGTATTCGACCCCAGGCCGCGAGCTGGGCACCCTCCAGCGGTTTGATGCCCAGTTCGCTGCCCCCGAGGGCAACGCGAGGATTACGCCGCAGACCACTGAAAAGCCCCCGGAGACCACGATGGTCCCGACCGAGCAGAACATCGCCCATACGGCGCAGCAGCCGAAGGGCCAGAAGTTCTCGAATGTGCTGGCTCCCGCCGAGGGCGCGGACTGGCTCACAGCCCTGAATCCGCTGAACTCGATCCCGGCTTGGTGGAACGGCGACTACGGGAACACCACGAGTGAGACCCCGGTCGCCGCCTCGCTGCCCGCTGGCTACAACCGCAAAGACGCGACGGGCATCGCCCGCACGCAGACGATGGACAAGGCCGCAGCGCAGGCGCTCGCAGGTGACTCACTCCAGGGCGGTCCTGCCGTGGGGCTTGTCGGGCAGCCGCCGACTTCGGTGGGCAACGGGCTGACGGTCGGCCCGCCGAAGGCTGCGGCCCAGGCTGCGGAGGTGCTGGCTGCGCCCCCGACAGCGGAAGCCGCCGTCGCCGCGCTCGCACCGCCCGTAGCCGCACCGGCTCCTGCCCCGGCTCCTGCCCCGGCTCCTGCCCCGGCTCCTGCCCCGGCTCCTGCCCCGGCTCCTGCCCCGGCTCCTGCTGCGCCCGTGACCGAACCTGCTCCAGCTCGCCCGACCAAAGTTCTCACGCCCGAGGTCCGGGCAAAGACGGTCGCCTACCTGTCCAAGTTCAAGGATAAGTCTGGGATGGGCGTGGGGTATTGGACGAAGCGGTTGCAGGGTGAAGGGGTGGCTGCCGCCGACATCCCCGCCATGCTGGCCGAGGCGAAGATCACCAAGCCGTGAGGGCTGGATCGGGCATTCGAGGGCCATAGGCTCCGCACATGGCTGACCCCATCCTCCCGGCTGATGACGAACTCTCTCGCATCCTCGCGGAGGCCGATGCGTCCCCGCCCCAGTACGGGGCCGAGGAAGCGCGTCGGCGCAAAGAGCGGGAGCAGCACGAAACTGCTGTCGAGCCTGAACATCGCACCTTCGGTGCGAACGCCGTCCAGGCGTTCCAGAACGCGAGCCGGTCGCTCGGGCAGCAGATCATCGCCGGTCCTGCTCTCGTCGAGGCGGGCATCCGGCGCTTCGTCGGTCCTACTCCGAGCCACACGGACCCCACCCCACTCGGGGCCTACCTAGAGGTCCGGCGTCGGAACGCCGAGGGCGAGGCGCGCATGCAGGAGTACGCCCCGCGCACGGGCGTAGCCGGGGTCGTGGAGGAGGCGGTCACGGGAGCGGCGGGTTCCCTCCCCCAGGTGATCCCAGCTCTTGGCGCAGGGCGGATGGTGACCGCGACGGCCCAGACTCTCGGTGCCCCCCTGTCGCGGCTCGGCCTGCTGGCGTCCTCCCCAATGGCCGCGCAAGCGTCCCTCGCGGGCGCGCAGACGACGGCGACCGAGATGCAGGACGACCCGACGAACCCCCTGAATGCTCTCGCGCAGGGCGTCATCGAAGGCGCGTTCACCCGGATCGGCGGGGCGTCCGGCACCGAAGCCTACGCGAACAGCGCGCGGGAGGCCGCAGCGACTTCGTGGGGGATCATCAAAGACTTCCTCGGCAACACGGTCGCGGAGTACCCCGAGGAAGCCCTCACCTCGATGGTGCAGGAAGGGGCACGCCAGCTCCTTGTCACTGGGAAGTTCGACCCCTCGACAATCACGCGCCAGGGCGTCGTGGGTGGCGCAGCGGGCAGCCTCATCGCGGGTGGGACCGGGTCTGCGGCTGCCGTGGACCAGTACCGCCGCAATACTCAGTCGGAGGCGAACTTCGACCGCGCCATCGCGGAGGCCGCACAGCGGCAGGCCGCGCTTGCTGCGCCCCTGTCGGCCCCGACCGCCGAGGTCCTCGCAGACCAGAGCATCGCGGAGATGGCGGGCGCGGGCTTCACGCCCGAGACCACGGACCCGATGGCTGTGCCGCCTGCCGACCAGACCGGCGAGCCAGAGGAGGCTCCGTCGATCCCGCCCGTCGCGGAGATGCCGGTCGAGGTTCCGGGCGAGGCCCCGCAGGAAGTCCCTGGCACCGCGCCGGTCGAGGACCCAGGCGAAGCTCCGCAGGCGGTCGATGACCCCGCCGCCCTGGACAAGGAAATCGCTGCGCTGGACGCCGAGTACGCCCGCACCCGGAACCCGGGCCTCATCGTGCCGCGCGCCCAGTTGGTCCAGCGCCGGGCCAAGGCCGACATGCTCGCCAAGGCCGGTGAGACCGGCATGACGCTGATGAGCCATCAGTTCAAGCGCGAGCAGGCTGCGGTGGAAAACCGTCCCGAGGTGGCGACCGCCGAGCGCGAGGCCATCGACAAGATCATCGCCCGCGACCCGGGCAAGCCGACCGGCCTCAAGAAACCCGCCGCGCCGATCCCGGTGAACCCTTCGACGGACCCCGAGATCGACGCGCTGGAGCGCGTCGTCAACGACCCCGCCGCGACCCCCGAAGCGAAGCGAGCTGCGGGTGAGCGTCTGGGCGCGATCATCACGGGGGAAGCCGAAAACCCGAACATCGTCCGCAGTATGGACGAGCCGGGCGAGGCTGAGCAGCCGATGGACCCGCGCAAGCGTGCGTGGCTGGACAGCACCAAGACCGACCTGATGACTTCGCGCGGCATTGCGCCGATTTCGCCCACCGCCTCGACTGCCGAGCGCGAAGCGTTCTACAACCGCCTCGTGAAGGATGCCCAGGAGCGCGCGGGGGGCTACCGCATCGTGGCCGAACTCCGCGACGGCGGTACGGACGCGGCGTTCCTCAATGGGATCGCGGAGAAGCTGTCCCGCACGCCCAAGCCCCGGACGAACTGGAGCGGTGGCAATCTGGATAGCTGGTCGATGTACGAGCCGGGCGAGCAGCCCGAGCGCGATCCGGGCCTTGAGAAGTTCCGCAAGCGCGTGGCCCAGCGTGCGCTCAAGAACAGCCGGCACGACCTCCTCCCGGAGATCCGCAAGGCCGCGACCCCCGCAGAGCTGCGCCGCCTCGCGGGCAGCCCCGCGCCCAAGGTCCAGCCCGCCAGCACGAACCGCCCCGAGCCGGTCATCTCGAACGCCCCGGCCCCCGTCGTGCCCATGCGCGAGAAGGCCGACGCGGTGCCTGCCCCGCGCCGAGAGGGCGACGAGGCCATGCCCGAGGATATGGCCCGCAAGCAGTACGCGGCGGTCGAGGCCAAGCTCACCGCGCTGGAAGCCGAACTGGCTGCGATGGACGCCGCCGAGCGGGCGCGCGAAGCCGAGCGGGCGCTCACGCCCCAGGCCCCGGGCAAGGACACCGCAGCCGAGCAGGCCCGCCTGGAGAGCGAGGCTACCGCCGCCCGCGCGAAGCGGGAGGTCGCCCTCCAGCGACAGGCCGCGCTGCGGAAGCAGATCGCGGAACGCCGTGCCGCCGAGGACACCCGCCCTGTTGGTGAGGTGCGCGGTGTGGTCGAAGCCGAGCAGGCCCAGGACGCCCCCCGGGTCCAGGCCCAGGCGGTGCCGCCCGAGGCGACCCCGCCCCTCTCGCCCGAGGCCCCGCTGCGACCGCAGGAGCCGGGCCGCAACCCGACTGAGCAGGAGAAGCACGAGGCCGCGCTGGAGCTGGACAAGGCCACCTTCCGGCAGGCCCTCCAGCTCCGCGTCGAGTTCCCGACCAACCCGGCTGGCGAGTTCGTCCGCCTCGCTCCGCTGTCCGATGGCCGGAAGCTCAAGCCTCGCGTGGTGGTGGAAGTCACCTCTGGCGAGCAGCTCACCTACGCGCCCCCCGCGTTCGCCATCGGTCGCCTCGAAGGCGGCGCGCACGCAGGCAAGTACGCGGTGTTCATGGTGAAGCCCCGGTACTTCGAGAAGGCCAACGCCACGGTCATCTCGGCAGGCAGCATGCCGATCCTGGTTCCGCGCGTGAAGGCCGCGACCCCGGAGCTGGCGGGCAAGATGCGCGAGCTGGCGAACGCCCGCGCTGTCGCCCAGCAGGCCATCGACGCCGAGCAGCCCGGGAACGAAGCGTTCCTGCGCGCGACGACCGAGGGCGAGACCATCAACCGCGAGATCGAGGATCTCGTGGGCGCGAAGTTCCGCTCGGTCAAAGCCCCGTACTGGCTGGCCGTGTCTGCCGAAGATGCGCGCAGCATCGTCAAGCACCCCGGCGTCCTCACCAACTTCCTGTACCCGACCTTCGAGGCTGCCCACGAGGCGTCCCTGCGGGTGCAGGAACAGAACTGGAAGGCGGTATCGAACGCCGACGCCTCCGTGACCGAGGAAGGCACCGCTGCCACCGTCGAGTCCGCTGGCGAGGAGGGCGAGGGCGGCAACGCCGGGTTCGGCGGGGAGGCCCGCGACCTGGAAGGTCTGGACCGCGAGCCGTCGCGCTTCGAGACCATGACCCCGGAGGAGAAAGCCAAGGAAGCCGCCGAACTCCAGCAGAACCCCCGCGCGGGCGAGCGCATCGGGGAGCTGCGAAAGATGAACGCCCGCAACCCGGCGCACCGCGACGAGGCCCTGCGGAAGTGGGACGAGCTGAACCAGACGCATGTGCGCGCGGCCCGCGCGTACATCCACCGCATTTCGCGGGACGATGCCGTTTCCGCGTGGTACGCAGCCGCCCTGAGAGGGGACAAGGATCACATGGCACGGGCTGCCCGCGCCATGAAAGAGCTGGAGGGGCAGTACCGCACAATCGTTGGCGATAAACCCGAGAAGCGTCTGTCCGCAGGCGAGCAGGCAGCCGAGGACGCGGCCAAAGCCCGCGCAGCCAACCCGTTCCTCCAGCTCACCGGGCGCAAGCACGGAGGGTTGTACCAAGCGTTCAAGGACCTTCCGGCTGTCGAGGGCGTGGGCTACCTCCCGACTGCTGGCCTCCAGTACGCGGTGCGCCTCGCGCAAGCCTACAACCCGGGCATCACCTTCTCGGTTGGTCTCGACACCTCGCTACGTGGTGGGCGCACGGAGTTCGACGAAACGGGCGCACCGACTGACCTCACGCTGAACTTCGATGCCGAAGGCTATGCCAAGTCCCCTGACGGGCTGGACCGGCACGAGGCTGAACGCAAGTTCGTCGGCACGATTCCTCACGAGTGGTATCACTCCCTGATGGCCCAGCCGGGGATCAACACGGCGGTCAACACCGCGCTTCGCAGCGTGATGGGGGACGCTGGCATGGCTCGGCTCGTCGAGGGCGCGCGGGCGTCGTTCATCCGGGGCAAGGCCGACACCCGGAACTATGTCTGGGAAGATGTGTGGCGGCGCAAGCGCGACTACTACAACGGGGCGGTGGTCCCGACTGAGGAGATGAAGCGGTACAAGACCGCCGAGGCTTACGCCGATGCGAAGGTGGTCGAGGAGATCACCGCCTTCGCGGTGACCATGACGATGCGCGACGGGCTGTTCACCACCGACGAGGGGAAGGACGGCTTCGGGCTGGCCCTCGCCAAAGCGATCTTCACGCACCCCGCGATGGGCGTGCATCTGGACGAGAAGGCCCTGATCTCCCGCCTGGGAGTCGAGGCCGCGCAGACCAAGACGGGGCTGGCGTTCGTCAACGCCCACCTCGCCAAGATGAGCGCGTGGCTGGACCAGATCGCTCGCACCCCCGAGCAGATGGAAGCTGAGCGGGCGCGCGACGAGGCCATGGACCAGACGGGCACCGTGTCGGAGGACTACAAGGCCGGGCAGGAGACCCCCGAGAATCGCCCGTCCGTCGCCCGGGTGTACCTCGACCCCGTGGTGCGCGAGCGCATCAACGATCTGGCCGAGGTGGTCACCGCCGCGATCCGCTACCAGTCGGGCCGCGTCGTGGCCTACCGCATGATCGACGGCAAGCAGGAGGCGGTGGTCAACACCACCTGGACGCCCGAGACCCCGATGGGTAAGGCTGCGTTCGCAGAGCTGGAGAAGCTCGGCCCGCAGTTCTGGGCACAGCTCAATCGCGGACACCGCACCAAACGCGCGGCGATGGACGAGCCGGGCGACGGGTACACCGAGGAGAGCGCGGACGATGCGACCAACGCGCGCAAGCAGGAGTTCCTGAAATACCTGCGCGAGAAGATGGAAGGCGAGCGGCACAAGGGCGCTCCTCCCGCGAAGCCACCGACGCTGCGCGAGCGGTTCACCGCCGCGAAGGAACACACCCGCAAGGCGGGCACCACCTTCGGCACGCAGTACCGCGAGCTGGGGCTGGCGCGCACGATGCCCGAGGCGATCACCGCCCAGAACCTCGACCAGTATTACAACCGCGCCGTCCAGGGCCGCGCCAAGTCCGAGAACGCGATCCGCGACATCGCAGCTCCGATGCTGGAGGCCAAGGCCCAGGGCGCGACCAAGGCCCAGCTCGACGAGGCGTACAACGCCTTCGGTGACTACGCTGTGCTGCGCGATGTGCAGGAGGCGGTTGAGCGCGGGAAGCTGGACAAGACCTTCATCCCGGGCAAGACCCGCATCCCACTGATGAACCAGGGCGAGACCTGGACGCACGGCACCGACGAGGCGCTGTTCACCCGGGCGGTGACCGACGCGCGCCAGCGCATGCTGACGAACCCCATCGCCAGCGCGATGTTCGCCCGCTACGACGCGATGTTCGAGGCGCTGCGCGCCGAGGCCACCCGCCTCGGGGTGGCTGATGAGCTGTCGGCCTACTACTACCACCGCCAAGTGCTGATGTTCACCACGCCCGAGGCCAAGGAACGCCGCCAGAAGATGATGGACGCGCTGTCGATGGACACCGCCAGCGTGGCGCGGGCGACGGGTGCCATCCTCAAAGAACGCGGGCAGTCGCTCGCGGACTTTAACCTGAACATCTGGGAGTCCCTGGACGAGGCCGTGCTGGTGTTCGACCGCCTCTTGGCGCGCGCCGAGCTGTCGAACAACACGGTCCAGCAGGTGTCCCGCCACAACGAGGTGGCCCAGAACATCCAGGATGCCAACCGCGAGGCGACCCTCAAGGCCCTGGCGACCACCGAGGACCCGGATGTGGAGCAGCTCGGGCAGGAGTTCACCGCCAAGGGCGAACACCATGTCCGCATCTTCCAGTTCTTCGGCTCGCTGCTGAACAGCGACCACACGATTGCCGACCGCCCGTGGGTCGAAGGCCATCGTGCGGTGCTGGAGAAAATCAAGGAAGCGTACAAGCCGACGCACTCCGCGACCGAGATCAGCCGGGCGGTGTCCACCGCTGCCACCCCCGCGCAGTATCGCGCGCTGGTCATCGACGCCCTGCGCGACTCGCCCCCGATCTTCCAGCAGATGATGGAGCGCGTGACGCTGGGTGGGCAATACCTGGAGCCGTTTGACTTCGCCAAGGCGTATCTGCTCAAGCCCGCCCTGTTCCCCGAGGGCTACCAGCCTGCGCCCGTCCCGTTCAAGCCGCCGCAGCCCGACTTCGTGTCGCAGTTCGCCGGGGCGGGGGACACCTATGCGACCATCGCCCGCCGCGTCATGGCCTCGATGGGTCATGCAGCGGTCGCCCCGCAGGTCGTGCTGCCCGAGCGCGTGGCCCGCGAACTGGGCCACGAGCGCACCGAGCGCGAGAAGGGCATCAACGCCCGCACCTACGGGGCTTGGGCCACCGCTCGCAAGGTGTCGGTCATCGCGCAGCTCTCGACGCCGCTGACCATCCCACGCTACCTGATGATGAACCTGCTGGGCAACACCTTGGTCATGGGCTTCCACGACCCGGCGAGCCTCGGCTACATCTTCGCGGCCCAACGCCTCCTCTACAAATACTACAAGCGCCCGGCGACCCTCACGCCGTCCGAGCGCCTGCTCATCAAGACGATGGAGCGCGAGCATCTGCTGGCCTCTGGCCTCGGGGCCGAGTTCCGCACGAGCAACAACCCGCTGATGCGGGAGCTGTCGATGCTCACCACCTACCAGGAGGAGAAGTCCCTGCCCGCGAAGTGGTGGGATAAGACCTGGGGCAAGTGGGAGCGCATGGTGTCCCCGCACCGGAAGTTCGTCGATGACTTCTCGCGGGTCGCCATGTTCATGCGCGAGGTCGAGAAGGATTCGTACCTGTCGAGCGCCATGGGCGATGCCGTCCAGGTGGGTATGCCGGGCCGTGCGTGGTCCGCGATCTGGAACCGGATGAAGGGCGAGTCGGGGCTGGCTAAGACCCGGCAGCACGCCTCTGCGCTGCTCGAAGCCGTGGAGCGCACGGGCGACCCGCTCGATGACCTCCAGCACGGTCGCCGCGTGGCTCAGTCGGCAGCGGCCCGGGTCCAGGGATCGCTCGGAAACTACGGGGCGCTCTCGCGCTTCGGGGAAAGCAAGCTCGGTCGCGGGCTGGTCAATGTGTTCCACGGCTACACCGACAACATCGTGCGTCAGACGATCACCGCGCTGGTGAACGACCTGTCGCACCCATCGCTGGCGGGCAAGACCAAGGGCGCGGCCCGTGGCCTCCTCCTGCTGGCGACTGGCCCGCTGCTGATCCGCATGCTGAACGCGATGTTCCACGATGACGAGGAGGACGAGGACTACCGCGCGTTCCTGGAGAACCCGCGCTCCTCGCCGTGGTTCGACCTCTACCTCGGAAGCTGGGGCGGGAAGCCCCGCGTCCTTGGCATCTCCGGTGTCCTGGGCGATGTGCTGCGGCCCCTCGGCTTCGGGCAGATCGACAAGGACATCGCGGCGGCTGTCGAGTACGCGGGCACCGACGATTGGGCGACCATCGTCAAGACGGGCAAGCAGGTTCTCGGGCAGCAGCTCGCGTACCTGTTCGACCCCCAGATCGCCTACCTCGATATGGTGCCCACGGCGGCGGGCTACCGCTGGAACGCGAAGGAGATGAAGTTTAACCCGACCTACGACACGGGGCGGCAGCTCCTCCAGCCGTGGGGTCTGGCCGGGGCCTACGACGCGGCCTATTACAAGACCAGCGGGCAGACGGTGGGCGGGTTCCTGTCCGACACCATGACCCGCGCCATCGACCCCGAGGGCGGCGTCATCAACCGCGCCAAGGCGGCGGTCGCGCGCTTCAATGAGGCACAGGGCATCGGCACCGGGAAGGCGTCGATCACGGTGAATGAGGAAGCCCGCATGCGGAACAGCCTGCGGCAGGCGCTCCTGCATGGCGATGCCGAGCTGGCCCAGTCCCTCGTCGCGGAACTCTACAACATCGAAAACCGCGCGGTCGGCCCGGACAACCTGCTCAAGTCGTTCGGTGCGAGCAGCGTGTACCACGCCCTCGGCTCTGACGGCGTGTCCGACCGCAAGCAGATGCGCGAGAAGCTCCACCGCTGGCTGCCCCCGGGCGAGCGCGAGAACCTCCAGCGGGCCGACGCCCTCCAGGAGCGCGTCTTCAACCCGTGGCTGAACCCGCAGCTCAAGCAGTTGCTCCTCGACAACGCTACCACCCCGGACCTCCGGTTCCGCACGGCCCGGGTGCTGGCGAACAGCCTGAACACGGCAGTCGCGGAGACCCGCACCGAGTTGAAGAACGCGGTCGGTCGGGATGTAGCGAAAGAGAAGGCGATGAAGCTCGTCGCCACTGACCTCGGCCTGCCGATCAAGACGGTCATGCGCGCCGACGATCTGCGGGCGCTGATCCGGGACATCAATGCGGCCAAGGACCGGCCCGCCCTCCAGGAAAAGCTGCGCGCCCGCTACCTGCGGCTCGCCACCGAGGCGGGCTTCACAAGGTAGCGAGGTACTCGGGCAGCGGCTTCCAGAGGGTCGGTGCGTGGCGGTACATGAAGATCATGGCCTCGCACTCGCGCAGATCCTTTTTCTTCTGCACGCACTTCGCCATCGCGTGTCGGGTGTGCAGATCGTAGCCCTTGGTCCAGACATTCGATGGGGCGACGAGAACCTGTCGCTCCGGGGCAGTGAAGAACTGCATCATCAGCATGGCCTGGGCCGAGTTCCAGATCGCCCACTTCGCAAGCTGGGTCATCGCGGCATGGCCCCCGGCACCACGGTTGAAGCTGACGGGGCTGGCGATCTCGAACAGTATGATCGACAGGTCACCGGATCCGGCGCTGAGAACCGCGTTCACTGGGTCAATCGCGCGCCCCGCACGCCCGTCGCCGCGCACGCAGTAGCTCTGGCGTAGGTCACAATCTACCGCTGCGATCACAGGCCGTTCTCCCGGA